CTATTGTGGAGATGGTAGAAAGTATTGACCATAACGCTCATAACAAAGTAGATAAAATGTATGGTGTCGTAGCAGGTTTTTTAAAAGACCACATTATAAACAAAATAAAAGAAATGTAATATGAAAGAAAAAATAAAAAAATTATTAAAAGGAAATAGGCTAATAGTAGTAATACCAGACATAAATTTAGGTGGGTATATGCATTCTCGCTGTAATGATATACCAGAAAGTGAAATTATTTTTAAAGTTAGTAATGCAATTTATATTGCAAAAGAAATAAATTGTAATTTATTTACAGAAGAGTATATTGTAATATTGGAAGGTGAAAATCAATCAATCCATGTAAAAAAAGAGCATTGCTTTAAAACTAAAATAGAAGCAGAACAAACTTGCAAAAAGTTAAATGATAGAACCTTATCTTATCTTGCAGAAAGAGTCTATAAAATAGAAGAAGCTCATAATAACCTTTTAGGTAAAATACAACAAATATTAAAAATATAATGTAATATGAAAAAGAAAACTTTAAAAGAGTGCTGGGGAATGTATAGGATATACAAAAAGAAAAAAGATAAGCGTATGGCCTGGTTGTATTTTAAAAGATCAATAAAGTCATTGTTTTTTTTAACATAAAATAAAAAAATGTAGTGCAGGATTAAGCCAAGTCTAAAAGCTTGGTTTTTTTCTTGACACCGGGGCAAAATGTATTAAATAATTAAAGAGTAATAAATAAAAAATATATGGAAAATAATTCAAAAAATAATGAAGAGGGTGAAGTTGGAGTAAATAATGGTGTAGTTAAAAATAAATACACTGGAATAATGGGGCACACAAAAGAAATGGCTTCTGAAAAAATACAGGCCATGACTTTTTTAGAGAGAGTCGCAGGGTTTCAAGATGAAGTAGTATTTGCAATGAATAAATATGGATGTGTGCCACAGTCAGATGCCATGAATATTATGGACGGCTGGGCTGAAGCTCCTATACAAAGTGCTGGTCCTGTTATAACAGAAGAAACTGTAAAAACTGAGCCAGTGAGTGAGGCAGATAACACAGAGACTGATCAAGAATTAACAAAATAACACCAATAAATATGAAAAAAGGAACAAAAAAGGTGATTGCAGAAAAAAAGATTAACGAAGCTGATACTGTTAAAGAGGTGAAAGTAGAAGCTGTATTAAAAGCTGAGCCAGATGTAGAAACAAAAACTGAAAGTGTAAAAAAAGAAGATGCGGCACCTGAAGTTAAAGAAAACACTAATGCTTTTAAGGGATTTGCTGTTAGCCCAGTAGTAACTACTGAATCAGAAAAACCTGTAGAAGTAAAGGTAGAAAATATACCTGCTGAAATACGTAAAGATGAAAGTATTTTACCTGATCTAAATAAACATGCTGATGTAGCAGTATCTAGATCTGGATCTATACCTAAAACTGATGGACTGGTAGAGATTAAAAACTTTAAGTCAGACACTACACAAAAACTCTTCTTTTATGAATTAGCTGAAAATGGTGTAGTTGAAACTGAGGGGACTACTGTAGAGACTTTATTGATGGTGTGTAAGGATAGATTAACAAAGTTAAATATCAAACACTCATGTATAGAAAACTCTTCAGCAATAAAATCTATTGAAGATGCTTTGCTTTGGCTTAATCAGAGGACTAGAGACCGTATATTAAGAGAAGTGGAAGGTAAACATCTTGATTAAAAAGATTGGCAGTCAGACACTCGTGTCCTGCCATCTACTACAAAAGGTCGTATTGTAGTAGATGATAGGATATGAAAAAAGAAATTAAAAAAGAAAAACATGCTGGGGGTAGGCCTCTAACATATGATAAAGACAAGACCCCAGGAATGATACTTGCTTACTTAAAAAACTGCGAAGACAAGAGAACATCTGATGTAAAGACTAATGGATTGACCACTACTAGTTATGAGCTTGGGTGGAATGTTAAAGTCCCTTCTATTGAAGGCCTTGCTGTATTTTTAGATGTTTCAAGAGAAACTATATATGATTGGGATAAGAAATACCCAGAGTTTTCTGACATTTTGAGAAAATTACAAGCAAAACAGACTGAAATGCTTATAGATGGTGGGCTTTCTGGTAGATATAACCCAACTATTGCAAAGTTATTACTATCTAAACAGGGGTATGTAGAAAAACAAGAGATTACAGGTAAAGACGGAGCAGATCTAAATCGTCCAGTAGAGATAAAGATAATCGCACCTAAATAATATGAGTGATACGCATTTACTTGATGGGGTTAATATAGAGTTTAGTCCTTCTGAAAAACAGTATGAGGCCTGGCAAAGATTAAATGATGATGTGACGAGGTATATAGGATATGGAGGTGCAGCTTTTGGAGGTAAAAGTTATTTAGAGTGTAAATGGATAACAGCACAATGCTGTGCATACCCTAATGTAGCATATGGACTAGGACGTAATGAATTGACTACACTTAGAAAGACTACGCTGATGACACTTTTTAAAGTTTTTGAAGAGGCAAATATAAAAAATGAATTGCATTATAACTATAATCAAAAAGATAATGTTATAACTTTTAAAAATGGATCACAAATATTTTTAATAGATATGGCCAGAAAACCGTCAGACCCTTTTTACCAGAGATTAGGAGGATATGAATTGACAGGTGCAGCAGTAGACGAATCAGCAGAGGTGGATGCCAAAGCCATAGAGATACTAGCGACTAGATGTGGACGTCGCAATAATCAAAAATATGGACTAAAAGCAAAAATACTTGAAACTTTTAACCCTGATAAAGGTCATGTATATACTAGATATTATAAGCCATGGAAAGAAGGAAAATTAGGAGAAGAGTATGCTTTTATACGCGCACTACCGACTGATAACCCCTCACCTGAGGCTGCTGAGTATGTTAGGGACCTATTACTTTCACCAGATAAAATAACTGTAGAGAGGTTAGTGTATGGAAACTTTGAATATGATGATGACCCGACTTGTCTAATGAGATTTGATGCTATAAATGATATTTTTACAAATACTCTGACCGAAACTGAACCAAATGTGTATATGACTGTAGACGTAGCACGCTATGGAGGTGATAGTATAGTTTTTAATGTTTGGAGCGGCATGAAGTCTATTAGGCGGGTTAGAAAGCAAAAGCAGCCTTTGGACGAGACTGCTCGTGATCTGCGCGACTTGGCTGTAGAGTACAAAGTCCCATATAGCCGTATCATAGTAGATGAGGATGGTGTCGGTGGTGGTGTAGTTGATATGTGTAGAGGAGTAAGAGGATTTATGGGGGCATCTACACCGCTTAAAAACCCTTTGACTGGCATAGTGGAAAATTATCAAAACTTGAGAGCACAGTGTTTGTATAAATTGGCTGAGGTTATAAATACTCATGAATTAGCTGTAGATTGCACTGATACAGACGAGCGCACAGCATTGATAGAGGAGTTAGAACAGGTAAAAAGTAGAGACCTAGATAAAGATGGAAAATTAAAAGTTATAGCAAAAGAAGATATAAAAAATAAGATAGGCAGATCACCAGATATATGTGATACTTTTATGATGAGAATGTGGTTTACTTTGATAGAATCACGCGTACAGCAGACTGTAAAACCTATAATACACTTAAAATACTTGAATACGCCTAGAATAAATACAGGCAATAACAGTAACACAAGCTATGCATAAAAATGAATACGAAGAGCTCATGCTGTTACTAAAAAATATAACAGAGTATGACAAAATAGAGATAAGATTAGACAAAGAAGCACCAGACAAACTGGTGATAGTAAAAACTAGTACTAGAAAAATAATCATAGAGAGAAATTAGTTGACACTGGGGCAATCTGTATCAGATTATAAGACTTATGAAAGATACTCACTTGGCAACACAAGTACAGAAAGAAATCACAGACTTTAAAAATAAAACTTTGTCTGTTATTTCTGCTATGGATAGTGGTGAAGTTAGACTACTCAATACCAATGGTGATGGGTATGCATATAATCAAATCAAGGTCCTTAATACCATAGAAAGGTATTTTAACTCACAATTTGAAAGTGGGAGAATGGATACAGAGGGTCAGCAGAAACTATTTTTAAATATAACAAAGTTTATAGTAGATGTGTCACAGAAAAATACAGATATAGATGTTAAAGATTATATATTTCAACCAGATGGCAATGATGATATATGGAAAACTTGGCTAATGGCTAGACAGTTTAAAGTATGGGCTAGAAATGAGCATTTTGGGAAACTTTTAAATGAACTTGCTTTTGATAGGGTCAAGTATGGGACATGTGTGATAAAGAAAGTTAATAGTAAAACACTGGAGCGTGTACCTATAAAAAATATAATATGTAGTCAGGACTCTAGAAGCCTAAAAGAAGCTGTAGAGACTGGTGGTTATGTAATAGAAAGGCATTTTTATACTTATCATGAGCTACAAAATATGAAAGGTTGGGATATTGAGGGTATAGATAAATATGAATATAAAAAAGTAGTTTATGAAAGATATGCGCTAACTCCTGAAAACATAGTTAAAGAAGGCGGTGACAAAGATAAGATGGTCGTAGCGATGAGTATAATAATGCCACATGCAAATAAGAATAGAAAAAATCATAATAACCCTGAAGTTTTATTTATAAGTGAGAGTGATGTCCCGTATGAAGAGTGTCACTGGTCAAAGCAAGATGGTCGCTGGCTGGGTATTGGTTGTGTGGAGGAGCAATTTGAGAATCAGGTAGCGAGAAACTTAGAAGTTAACTTGAGACGTCGTGCATTACTGTGGGGTGCTAAAAAAGTGTTTCAAAGTAGTGATGAGACTATAGCAAAGAACCTGGTAAAAGACGTGAGAGATGGTGAAGTCTTACATATAACTCAAAATGGACAGATAACTCAAGTAAATACTAGTACGCAGTCACTATCGGACTTAGCTAGTTTTGGGCAAGTATGGGAGGGGAATAGCAAAGAGAAGGCTCAGACTTTTGAAGTCGCTACTGGTGAAGGTATGGCTAGTGGGACACCATTTAGGCTCGGTGTATTACTTTCAAATAGTGTGCAAGAGTATTTTGGGCTAAAGAAAGAAGATTTTGGTTTGTTTTTACAAGAGGTATTTTTTAATCAGATGATACCTATATTTATTAAAAACTCTAAAGAATATACTTTGCGTATTGCAGGGTCTGAAGAGGGTTTGCGTGTGATCAAGTATGCAATGAAAGAGTATCACATAAGCGAATATGTACAGACTGAAATTATGAATGGTAGAGGTTTACCAGACAATGAGCAGGTGCAAGCAGAGATAGAGAATCAAATGAATAAGCATAAAAATATGTTTATAGAAATACCAGCCGGATATTATAAAGATGCAAAGTATTATCTCGAGTTAAATATCACAGGTGAAAATAAAAACACGGCCAAAGATGTAGAGACCTTAACAACTATATGGCAAGCTTTACAAGCTAAAGGAGACCCTAAAGCAGAGCCTATACTACGCAGCATACTTGCACTGGTGGGTCAAAATATAGATATATTAAGTGGTGAAGATAGTAAAAAACAAATACCTCAAGATGTGCAAAGTCCAGAAGCACAAATGCAGCAAGGCATGACAGACATGTCAAAAATGGCACCAGAAGATCCAAATAATGTGCCAGCACAATAAATATGACAAAAATTAAATTGACAGAAAAAGAAAATAGCATGTTTAAAGAAATAGCAAATAGTGGACTGGGACTAATGCTCACTGGACACATAAAAAGAGTTATTGAGCATTATATGGACATACGAAACATAGAAGGAGATAACTTGTTAGCAGAAAAGAAAGGTAGAGAAATAGCTGTTCAGATACTAGAAGACGAGTTTATCAGCAGATTGAGAGCATCAAGCAATACAGCCGTCTCACAAGAAAGTTATCAGTAAAAAAGCGGTTATGCTTCCGCACAAAAAGTAGCATGCTACAAGGGTGATCGAAAAGCCCAAGCAAAGTATTAAAAACTTAATCGCCCTACAGGAGGGTTGCATAATATCCTAAGACAACTACTTAATATGAGTAAAGAAAATGAAGAAGACTTTGAATTAGACATTGATGACACTGAAGAGGGTCAAGATGAACAAAGCAAAGAAGGTGAGAAAGGCGAAATGACGCTTGAGAAGTGGAAGGCTATAGCATTAAGACGTGGTGAAAAACTGCGTAAAATAGGCGGAGCTGGAGACGATCAGAATCAAAAAAAAGGTAGTAGCAAAGCAGACCCAGATGGCGACTTTAGAAAAGACATTGAAAATTTAAAAGTAGCAGAAGCGAAAAGAAATTTTGGATACTCTCACAATCTAAGTCCAGCTGAGACAGATCTAATCTTTAAATATACAGGTGGCCGAGCGCCAACTGATGAAGAGATGAAGTCTGACTTTATGACAGCAGGAATAGATAAAATAAGAGCTAAAGCAAGAGCAGAAGCTCATCGTCCTGGGGCCTCACATAATGCAGCGACTTTTGAAGGTAAAGCTTATAAAGATTTATCGGTAGAAGACAAAGCAAAAAACTACGGCGCACACGGAAAGCAAGTAATGGAAAGACATTTGGCTAGAAAGCGTTAAAATGTGAAAATTTGCGTTTATAAATTAAAAAAATAATCGTAAAATAATATGAACCCCGTAACACCTTATACATCAGCTGATTTAGCTGCTGTAATACCAGAGATATGGGCACCGATGATGAATGAGCCTAATTTTCCAAAGGCAATACTTTCAAACTTCGTAGTTAACCTTAGCCAGTATATGGACCAAGGAGGAGATGTATGTCATGTGCCTGACATATATACAAATAAGTTTAGTATAAGCACACAGACTGTGCAAGGTACAGTAGTAACTACTAAGACTGTGGCTAGTGTAGATAAAATCTTAACCGTTAATAATCATAAGTACATAGCTTGGATAATTGGCGATAAAGACCTTAAACAAATATTTGCAAAGTACGACCTACAAAGTAAATATGTAAAAGAGGCTCGCTCACTGCTTATAACTGAGCTCGAGAAATCACTGTTCTCTCTTTGGACATCATTAACAAACCCTGTAATTGGTAATCCTGCTGGTCCTATACAAGATATAGACATACGTAAAGCAATATCTGCTTTAGAGTCTGCATCATTTGATATGGGCGAGTGTGCCTTTTTCCTTCACACTGCGGTGTACTGGGAGATGGCTTCGGGTATCGCCAAATACTATGCTAAATATGCTAGTGATTTGGATACAATCCGCACTGGTAACTTTGGTAAAATGGGTAAAGACAATGGATACAAAGGTCGTCTATATGACCACCAAGTATTTACGTCTCCGCTTGTTAGTGTGGCTGGAGGTATCTATAAGAGTCTATTTTTGCATAGTTCAGCTTTTGGTTTTGCAATACAAACAAATAATGCACAAGGCCAGGGTGAAAGCTATACAAATGATGCACCGGATAATACAGGATCTAACAATTCTGGATTTATTCGCTCACAAATGGAATATGTACTCTCTAACTTAGGAACTTTATGTGTAGTAGACATGATATATGGTGTCGCTGCGCTACGTCCTGATGCTGGAGTGGTCATAGAATCACAAGTGGGTGCTGTAGTCTTATAGCAGATCGTTGCTCGGGGTTTGTATTCTTTGTGCTTATCCCGAGCACACAAAGAAAATGATCAGATGTGTAAGGAAAATTAACAAAATAATCAATAAAAAATATGCAAGATGTAGAAATAAAAATGACACCGAGCGCGACATCGCAGTATGACTTACCAAATATAAAAGTTATACCAACTTGGTGGATTAAAAACAAAAAGAATGACCATATATTTGCGGCTGAAAATGATGAAGCCTATACTATAATACTTGGTAAAAAAAGTAATTGGCAAAATACGGAGCTAGTCCTTTATGGATACTCTGACATGTCTGGACTACGTGATTTTATGGAAAAATCAAAAGAGAGAATAGCTGAAAGTTTGAAATATAATGACACATTAAAAAGTAAAAAATTAGAAGTCAAAGAGAAAGAAACTTTCTTACTAAAAGATCAGGTTTTAGATGATGAAGACTTGAAAATAGCCAAAGCAAAGTTTAGAGACATAGATGCACTAATGTTAGAAATAAGAAAAGAGATAAGAATAGAGCAAGAGAATGAAATAAGTAGAGGGGCTGAAAATCTAGCAAAAAATAATTATGTTATGCCTACCGGTACAGATGTCTTTACTCCGTCAGCTTCACCTGAAGAGCGCGCAAAAATACTTAATCGAATGCGTAAATAAATATGAAGAAAAAACATATAAAAATACTGACAGATATATCCAAGAATATACCAAAAGAGTTAACTGAAAAACTTTTGATATGGGTAGAAGTTAGTCCAACTATTAAAAAAGTATTAGAAGAAGCCGTTAAAGATTTGACTTTACCAGAAGAGAAAAGGATCAGGTGGCAAAATCTTTTAGATACTGGGGAGCTTAATCAAAAAGAGCAGATAGAGGACCCGGCAATAGTAAAAGAAATAGAAAAGTACCTAGAGGATGAGATAGAAAAAGAAGTTAAAAAGGGAACCTTACCCTCAAAAATAGAAGGAATTAAAAAAGCTAAACAAAAAATAAAAAAACATGACTAAAGAAATTAAAAAAGAAATAATAGTAGAGCAGATAGTTTTTACAGAGAAAGAAAATTATAGAAAAGAATTGGGTGCTGCATTTTATATGCATCTGGCTTCTGAAGTTGCAGATGAGAAAGAGATGTCTGCAAAATTAAAAGTTAAAGCTGATCAGATGGAGATGGAGCTAGAGACTAATAGAAAGCACATAGTATTTTTAAATAAAAAACTTGCTGAATTAGAGGTTGACTAGGGGGCAATTTGTATCAAATACTTGTATAAGCAAGCAAGTAGTAAAACGACATACAGCTAGCATGCTGTGTGTCTTTTTATTTTAAAAAATATGCAATACAATAATCACATAGATAAACAAGATATAGTAAGTCATATAAATGACCTAGTAAATGCTGACAATAACTCTTTTCCTATGCAGCAAAAAACGCGTATGTCTAATATGGCACTCCGTGAGATATGGCAGACTATTTTTGAGAGTTATGGAGGGTGGAGATATGATGACAATAATCATACTACAGACTACCCTATAGCTGACACTACATTAACCCTTAATCAACATGATTATACTTTGCCACCTGAGGCTATAACTATACGCGGTGTTGAAGTTAAAGACCTAAATGGACATTGGCACAAATTAACACCTGTAACAGAGGAGGGTATAAGACAGTGGGGAGTGGCTGAGCGTGAGTTAACTTTAGAAAATGGTATGCCACAGTTTTACTTGCCTGACAGTGATGGACTGCGTATATATCCTAAAGCGAATTATACACAAAGCCTATCACTGCGTGTGTCTTTTGATCGTGATAACATATCTTTTACATCTACTGATACTATAAAATCACCTGGATTTGATAGTCGCTATCATGATTTGGTGGCTATTGGTGCTGCTAGGAATTATGCTGTTGCAAAAAGACTGGATCAACTGTCTAGTCTAGATATGTTATGGCAAAAAGGGCTTAAAAATGTGATTGATACCTATACAAGGCGGTATCAAGAGCTTTTTCCGCAGAAAATACACGTAAATGATGCTTTGAGAGAGTTTAGATAATCAAAAAATATATGCCAACACCTACACAATGGAAAAATGAACCAAAAAGACAAATTATACCTGATAAAATAGGTAAATATAACACTTGCGGAATATCGTACAACATGTGCGGAACCCAATATGGTGGTCAAATGCCAAAAACAGTATGGCAAAATGAAATTAAAAACGAAATAAATTAAAAATATGAGCACAAATTACCCAAATCAAATAGATAATTTTACAAATCCGCAAGCTGGCGATGA